TTTCTGCATCGCCAAAATCTCCCATAATGTACCTCCTAGTATTCTTGTCTACATATATCTTCTTTACTAATTTTATCAAATGAATTAACTTTTAATTTACCTATTTTTGAAGCATTTGTCTCTATATATTCAAACAATTTTGGATAATTTTCTAAATAATAATACATTTGTGGACATACAAATTTTGAATCAAACTTTCGTAAAGTTTCTAAATTAATTTCTTTGGTCATTTGAAAAGACAATATTGGCATCGCATATGTGTGTTTTTCTAAATATTCGTCTATTCTTTCAGAAACTTCACCATCATCTTTATACTTTTCTTTCCATGTATTAATATCAATTTTTCGTCCTAAACGGATCTTTCCAACGATTTGCTTCATTGGACTACTCACATACATATAAGCCATTATTTCCTCATCTGGAAATGTTCTCCTATATTCAAATATTTTGCTTCCATCCTTAATTAAGTTGTACCATTTAGGTTTAAAGCTTAATAACATTGTTCGCATAACAAAAAATTATTCTCCTTGTAAAATACATACTTTAATTATATTATATAGCATTTTCGAACGCAAGTTCTATTTTTCCACAAAGCACTCACCTCATATATCCAGTATCAATTCGAAACTTATTCTTATATAATTTGCTTCTTTTCAACTCATACTCCAATTTCACTATCTCTTTCGATATATTTTATATCCTTTGCCCAATAACTCTTCAACGTTTTCTTGTCGCACAGAAACTTTACCTGTACTTCTAGTAGCATCAATAATAACAGCTACTTTTTGATCTTCACTTGCAAACTCTTTAAAGAACATAACATGACTTCCAATTTTGGCAAATACATCTCCTTGTTGTATCTCTTCTATTCTTTCTACAATATTAGCATAATCAGGTATTACTCTTGTTGAAATTTTTTGTGGTAAATTCCAACATATAGTCAGCAGACCTGAACAATCAACTCCAACACAATCGTAACTTATTCTTCTAGATTTGTCCTCTGGTACATTGCCTGCATATTTTCCTGAATCAAGTCCATTTTCAAACTCCTCTAACGTAGAATCTAATCCCCATCCATATGGAATTCCTATATTCTTTTGATTAACTTTCCACCAACCACAATTAAGTTTTTCTCCCTTCCATGTGACATCAGGCGAATCAACCTCTATACCATTACTATCTATTCCATGTTTTACATTTTTCTCCGTAGCATACCATTCATAATTTGCATATTCCAATGCTTTATTTATAACTTCTTTTCTCCATTCGCTTGTTTTATTCATATTTATTACCTCAATAATTTTATTCTGTATAATCTAAACATATCTACATTTTATCATAACACCCTCTCCAAATAAACATAATTCTTTTGCAAACCAACTACCTTTAGTAGTCCCATTTGTACTAGAACTATCGTATTTCTAACGAGTAAATCTTTTATTTTCCTTTTCCTCCTTCCCCATCTCCACAATCTTTTCATAATCCTCATCCTTAATAAATCTTCTAAAATATCCAAGCAAAAACTCTGATTCTTCCAATTCATAAATCCTTTCATTCTTTTCATCAAGTTCCTGTTCCAGATATTCTTTAGACCATTTAAGCTCATCATTATCTCTTATTAATATTTTCTTATCCGCATCCATCTGCTCCAACTTCTTTTTTAGTTCTATAGACTCTGTAAAGCAGCTTTTTGCCATTTTTACTATTCTTTTAAATATTCTGTTTAAACCTGCAAGAAACGGCATTACAATCTTTTCTCTGTAGGATTTTGCACTCATTAATCCTTTCGGTTCTTCTGGACCTTTTGCCACCTTATTTTCAAATTCCTTAATGTCTTTTATTCCCCATTGTGCCACTGCATCAGCTTCTTTCATTTCTTTATATGTTTCCTCCAGCTTCTTATCTGCGATTTGTTTTTCAGCAGTCTTTTTAAGGATTTCATTATTCAGATTTTCAACCTCTTTTACTGCTTTTTCATATTTCTCATTTTCCTTTTTTACCTTGTATTCCTTAACTGCCAAATCATTATTGCGACCTTTTTTCTTTCCTTTCAGAAATTCTCCAATCCATATGAATGACCTGCCCTCTGCGTATTCTCTTATTCTGCCCTGCAGTACATTTTCAAGAAATTCCTTTGTGCATACTTTTCTCTTTGATACCTGCTTTGACATTCCCTTTTTAAATCCGTCAGCTATGGGAACTGCCACTACATGCATGTGTGGGCTTGCTTCATCATAATGTATCACTGCATTTGCCACAACAAGATTTGGTGCTTCCTTCTGTAACAGATTAAGCATTTCCTTAAAGGCTGCATCCATCTTTCTTCTCTTGTCAGGGTTCTTATCCCAGAACTCCTTGTCTCCTATCTGAAAGATAAGTTCCACTGCCATGTCTTTATTTGACTTTGCAGTCTTTTCAAAATAATTATCAATCTTTCTGTCATCCCTTGTCTGCTTTTTGTTATATTCCCTAACTGCATCGTCAAACTGTTCCTTATATACTTTTTTTACATCCTGCACTAATTTATCCGTACCCCATAAAATTACAATGTTCTCCTTATCGTATTCCAAGGAGCGGTACTTTCGTAAATTGTGCTTTGCAACACCTGAAAGTTTTGCCTTACTGTTAATGGCACTGTTCCTCTGACTCAGGTGCGCTGAATATGATAATCCTGCCATAATCTCACTCCTTTTTTCTTTTATTGTTTTGATACGTGCGGTGACACCTGCACGTTGTTAGTCTTTAGTAGTCTGCCCGAGGCTGTTGAAAACGGGTGGTTCTTATCAATTTGGCTCTGCCATAATTGATAACCCCCTAGCAGTTCTGTCATAGACACAACTGCGGGGGCTCTGCCGAGGGCTTTAACTGCTTCCTTTACGGCATCAGTTCTGCTCACTGTTAAAAATATTTATGTGTGAGCAGACGTAACATCCAATCCGTTTTCTCTTTCCGTCGTTTTTATAACCGCTTGATGTTACCTTTACCTGCAAGTGTCACTTGCAGGTCATTGACATTTAAACCAGCAACTACCAACGAAACTCCTCCGGTATTCCTTTCCGATTAAGATAAGCTATTCTGTTACTCTCTCTTTCTTCATCCGTACCAGCTGTTAAGCTCTTCGTATATAAATCTCTAGTAACAAGCCTGTCCATCTTTTCAACCAGTCCTTCACTGATTTTCTCACGTAAATCTTCTCTGTCATAAATGAAATACTGATACATCATTCTGAACAAATCTTCATCTATCATCATTTTCTTATTTTTCTTTTCCATTTTTCCTCCAATCCGGCAAAACTGTAAACACGTAATAAAACAATTTATTTTTTTAGTTTTCTCATCACTGTTTACAGTTTGCCGTTTACATTAAATTCACATTTCCCATAAATAAAGGATTTTCTCACTGTTTTCATGTAAACAGTCCGATTTTTCAGTCACTGTTACTGTTTGCAAATCAACCGCCATTTACAAAATCACATACTGTTTACATTCACTGTTTACAAATATTCCAGCTGTTACTGTCACTTGCACTCCGGTAATATTCAGCCTCGTGACTTCAGGTCCCGAGGTTCCAACTCCAAAAGAAAGTGACATTATGTCACTAACTTTTACTTTGCGACATCATGTCGGGAAGTTTAAATCCTACACATCAAAAGGTAGCTGAACATTTTCATCAACTTCCACAAATTCATCAATATGTTTTCTCTTCCATCCTCTCTGGGTTCCATACTTTTTAAATCGATGAGTTGATATTGATTTCCAATCATTTGAAAATTCGTTTCTCATAATTGCTCCGATTTCTTTTGATTCATAAGGCTTAGGCTCTTCATTTTCATGGTGAAATGCCAATTCATAAATCATTGAGGAACATACATAATCCTCTTTCGTTGTTTCAAGGAAGTTTCCAATTATGCCAACCTTTGTGTCTTCCGGCATACAGTTCTTCTGCATTTCAATCAATTCTTCCGTAAGTTCCTTATTAAATACAAGTTTTGTATTTACACCCCTGTGATACATGTCCATGATTTCTGCCCAACACTGTTCCATATAACTTCTTGTTTCCTCCTCATCTTCAAGGGGATGTTGCTCTGCCTTTTCCTTATCAACAAATACAGGTATAAATCTTCTGTTACCTGACCTGTCAAAAGGTAAAAAGTCAGCATTGTTGGACGAACCCACAAATATGCACTGTCGTGGTCTATCTTCCGGATGTGTTTCATAGGGAACCTTATATGTTTCACTCTGACGGCTTAAAAATGACTTTATTTCCTCAACACTTCTTGCGTTGCAGGTCGCAAGCATTTCTGCCATTTCAATAATCCAGTGTCCCTGAATTTTTCTGAATACATTTTCATCATCAAGTTTTCTTAAATCATCTGAAAACCATTCATTTTCCATTGTGAGAAATCTTAAAAAACTGGATTTTCCTGCTCCCTGTCCGCCAACTAAACAGACCATATATTCAAACTTGCATCCGGGATTATACACTCTTTGTACCGCTCCCATCATCATTATTCTTGTAGCCTCGTAAATATAATTGCTTTCCTCTGTTCCAAGATATTTTGGAAGAAGATGTCTTACTCTCACAGCTCCATCCCATTTAAGACCTTCAAGTTTTTCAATAATGGGATGGTAATGATTGTTATTACTAACAATATCAATGGCTCTCTTAACATTCTTATCTCTGGTAATTCCATATCTCTTTTCCATACGGAGAAGAATGTTGTTAAAATCTGTATCCGTAAATGATTTAGAACGTCTGCGCCAGTCCATTTCCTTTACTATGTCTGTCTGACACGAAAGTTCATTTCTCTTAATTGCCCCTTTAAATTCAGGGTCATTTTCCAATACAATAATTGCATTACTAATGGTCTGTCTTGTTGTACCATCCTTTCTCTTTTCAAGGTTATCGTAAACATCCTTAATTTCGATATTAAATCCTTTATTATTTTCCTCTGCATTAGAGGAACCATTATTCATGTAATAATTCATAGCAATTTCCTCCTAACATATAATTATTAATCTTAAAATTTTAATAACAAACCTCTTGTTGTTGGAAGAAACACTTGCTATAATTCAATTGTCAGTTAAATGTAGCAAGGGAATCTTCCCGGTTACAACCTGCCCCTAGCTTTGTGCCGGGGGCTTTAATTATGATTATTGTCAATTAAATCAGCGACACTTCTCGCTTTATTAGGATACAAGTGTCCATATGTATTAAGGGTAATTCTTATGTCCTTGTGACCTAACCTTTCTTTAATCAGCAATGGCTCCACACCTTTTTCAATAAGGTATGCTACATGACTGTGTCGCAAGTCATGAACCCTTATTCTCTTAACACCTGCTTTTTCTATTTGTCTGCGCATTTTATTTTGTACTGCCCGACATCCTACCGGAAATAGCCTTACATTATCAGGTAATCCATATTGTCTGTCGCACCATTCCTTTATTTCCTCTTTTAGAAAAACCGGAATTTCAACAACTCTTACAGACTGCTCCGTTTTAGGTGTTGTTATCATATCCTGACCATTTGCCCTAAAATAAGTTTTTGAAATATTAATTCTGTTATTATAAAAATCAATATCCGACTTTGATAAAGCAAGCAGCTCACCTTCTCTTATTCCTGTCCAAAATAAGATTTCAAACATGATGTAATATCTGTCTGATTTGTCAACCGTACTTATAAACTTCTTATATTCGTCAACAGTCCAAAAGGTTAAGCTTCGCTTATCATCTTTTCCCATTCTTTTAACCTTTTTACATGGATTATTAGCCAAGTCGTAGATTTTTGTTGCATGTGTAAATAAAGCCGTCAACTGATTTTGAATCATTCTCATATATGATTCCGACAGATTCTTTTTATAGATTTCATTCTGCCATGCTATAATCTGTGCCGGTTTTATATCTGACATTTTCATATCTCCAAAATATGGTATAAGATAACTGTCAATCATATATCTCTTATTTTGCTTTGTTCTTGATTTAAGCTCATTTTCCTTATCCTGAAAATACTGCTCCACAAATACTTTCATACTCATTTGAAGATTTCCCTGCTTCTTTAGATTTCTGTCACATTCATATTGTTTTGCTTCTCTTTGTGTCTTAAATCCACGTTTTTTCTTCTGTTTATTCACACCATAAACATTAGGTTCATACCATTGTGCAACCCATTTTCCTGTTTCTTTGTCTTTAAATGCCATCGCTTAGTTCTCCTTTTCTGATTCCTTTAATCCAAATAATTTCTGCTCCAAATAGGCTTTCGGAATTTTTCCTGCAACTACAAGATATCCGCCTTTAGCAAGTTCTTTATTTAAATCTCTTATAACTCTATATGCATGACTGTTAGAACAATGTAGTAACATTCCAACATCATTTACATCTAATAAATACTTTTCATATATCATACACTCATCTCCTTTTTGTATACGTTTTTCGTACGGTTGTGTCCACATTATAATGTACGAACTTCGTACTGTCAAGTGTTTTTCGTAATTATTTTTATTTGTAGTGTACTTTTTTCGTACACTGTGTTATACTATATAAAAATTTAGAAAGGTTGGTACCTGCAAATGGGTGATGGAAAAAACCTAAAAAAAATCCTTGATGAACAGGAAAAAAGTGTAAGATGGCTGGCAAAAGAAACCACAATCAGCCCTACAACACTTTATTCTATTATTCAAAAAGACACTGCTATCAGATTTGACTTTGCACTTAGAATAGCCAATGTCCTTAATGTCGAAGTTTCTGACATATGTTCCGATTCAGCCCTCAAAGCTGAAAACTGGTCTGATGAAAGCAAGATTATATTACCTGAGCTTCCACATGGATTTGATAAAGTTCTGGACGGAAACAGAATCAAAACTTATTTAAAGAATTCTCTTTATCCATTAATGGAATTGTTTGGAAAACAAAGTATGCCTAAATTAGATGAACATTTAACTAATTATTATCAGTTAACTGATGAAGGCAGACGTGATGTAGATAGTTTTATTGAAGCTCAACTTCAAATCAAAAAAGATCCAAAAAGAGCTGCAGATGTAAAGAAAATTACAAGATGGTAAGTATGAACTCCGAGTAAATTCGGAGTTCTTTTTTGTTTGCAACAAGTCCTCATTCTTACTTTTAGGTTGAATTTTGACGACACTTTTGACGACACTTTTCTGAAATTCATCCTGTAAGAACGAAAAAA